AATGTCTTCTACTTGGTCGTTTGCACGACTAATGGATCTCCTATTATCTATGTAAACAACCTGACCGCTATTTGATTTAATCTCTGGTTTCGCATATCCAGTATTAAATCTCATACCCAAGTCATATTCAGTATTGTTAATAGTTCTAGAAGAAGAGTTTGGAACAGCAGGGAAGTTTACGTCTGGTTGACCAGCAGCACCTGAAGTTGCTCCACTTATAACGTTAGATCCATCAAATTCATTCTGTGTGCCAGTAACTTCAGGGAAGATACCATCAATAGCATTCTGATAATATTTCAAAACTTTTGTTGTTGCATTCCAAGAGATTACTCGACCACGAGCAGTAACGTTTGTACCACCAACAACACGTGTTTGAGTAATAATTTCGTCTGGAACGTAATTACCTTGGAAAGTTGGATTAAATATGACTGCCTTACAAGCAGAAACTGTTAGGTCAGCAATTAACTCTGTTGTGCCGAATTTTAATGGGTTAGTGATAAGACCAATTCGACGGTAGTCATTATCTACAGGGAAGTCACCAGCACCCTCATCATATGAGAGTTTGGCATTAATCATAGTTCTGAAAGCACCGACTTCAACAACCGAATCGCTTCCATGACCACCAGGAGGAGGAATAATAACATCCACCTGACCACCATTACCAGTACCAATACCTGTAATATTGTCAACAGAAATTTTACCAAAGGTATACCCAGTACCACCAGAAGTAACGGTAGCAGAAATAATACGACCACCATCGATGACAATTGAGACACGACCACCAGTACCATCACCGTTAATAGAAACGTTGTCATAAGTACCATTATTGTAACCAGAACCTGCAGCATTAATAACTACAGTATCAACTTCACCAGCAACTGCATTTGTTTTTACTGCATCATTAGTAAAAACAGGCATATAGTCATTAGAGAAGAATTTAAGGACAGATGCAACTGGGATAGTATACATATACTTCCATCTATAACCATCACCAGTAGTAACAATAGAGGTAGAAGTACCAGTAGGTTCAACAGTTGATGGTTTTCCGTTAGGATCACTAGGGGAAGTTCCGTTATAGATGCACTTATAAACTTGATACTGAGAGTTTACAACGTAAAAGTCAGAATCATATAGTTTAGTAGCACCAGAGGCAGCAGTTTTACTAGGAGAATAATCATGACGATACATGTCATAGGTGAAACCTAATCCACCAGTAGTTTGTTCTGGGGAAACCCAGTCAATCCTACGCACAACTTGAACGGTATCCGAAGCAAGAACTCTCTTGAGAGAGATCATGTCATCATAAGAACCAGAAAATTCCGAGAATGAATCAACTGCCTGTGGAGGCGAGTTTTCATTATCCCAACTTTGCGGTCTTCCAATGAAGAGATACACCCTATCACGATTGGCACCAGCAGCCGTATCGGATTGAGTCGCATCTGGACCTTCAAGTGCCTTAATGAATTTTTTTGCTGAAAAAATCCTAAATTGATCTGTTAATAGAGCTGCCATGTCCTAGTGACTATTGTCCTCTTGTTTATTTATGAAGGTTATGAGCGAACAGTTGTTTGATAAACAATACTCTTTATTCGATATTGAGCACCTGCATTACCATTTACTACTTCGCCACCTAAAACTGCTTGTGCTTTAGCACCATTTCCTGTGCTATCACCAGCAGCATTTGTGAAAGTTATTGTTGGATGGGTATTATATGACCCATCAATTGTCTGTTGTATACCATATCCACCATTAGTAATAGTGATAGAACCAACTTGGTCTCCAGCAGTAGTTAAAACTGCGGTTCCTGTTGCTTGTATATCTCCAGTATTTTCTATTGTTACTGTTGGAGCAGCAGTATAGTTTACTCCAGCATCTTGAATTATAAAATCAACAATTGTACTATCGTGTGAAAATTCATACAAATAACCAGCAATACCAACATTAATATTGCCTGTATTATATGGAACGATATCCTTAACCGTTAATACTGATGTTACTGGATTCCATGAAACACAAGTTCCCCTAACACCAGAAGTAGCACCAGTAACTATTTCATCAACACCAAAGTTCAAACCATTACCTACATTTGGATCAAGATATAGGTCTACAAGAGCAGTATGTCCTACACCTGCACTCAATCCACCTGCCTCAGTAACTGTTGCATATTTAAATGGTATATCAGCATCCTTAATATTGTCTCCAACTTGGAATAAAGTAGTGTTCTGACCACCAAGAGTCTCTTCAATACCATATAACGAATTATAGATACCACCGTCAAGACTAATTTGATTAAGGAAATCTGTACCAGTATTTACCAAATCTGGAATTCCATCACCAGCACCATCATTTTCTGCAATATCCTGGAATGCTTTATCTTGTAAAGATGATATTGGTACTGTTAAAGTGACAATATTATTACCAACAGAATCTATAATGACGTGAGGATCAAATCCTGAAGGAGCAGATGCAGCAACACCAGCATCGAACTGTACAATAGCATCTTCAGTAGATGGTATACCACCATCAATAAATGCTAATTCATCAACCTCAAATGTTACTAAGAGTGCTCTAGTAGCAGGATCCCAATCATATACTTTAGCAACCTTATTACCAGCATTCTCAACTTTTCTAATTACCCTATCACCAACATTAAACTTATAGTTTGAAGTACCATCAGATGCATTCTGTCCTGCATCAAGAATAACTCTCTGATCATAATTAAAGTTTACTCCTCTTGTTAAACCAGTAAACTTACCTTCTGCTTTAGAAGTATATGTAATAGTCTCTGTATTAACAATAATACTTCCTGAACCTGGATAAGCAGAAGTAGAGTCAACATAAATTTCTGTATCTGCTGCACCAACATCCTTAACAAGACCAGTTAAGAAGTTTGGTACTGAGTTAAATGCCTGTCTTGCTCTTGTCTTACGTTTTAATTGAACTAACTTAGTAAAGATTATATTTGGAGCACCAGTATATCCGCTACCTGGATCAGTAATAGTAATTCCAGTAACAGCACCTTGAGAAACTTGAGCAGTTGCTTTAGCACCAATACCACCTCCACCATTAATTAAAATATAAGGAGGTTCCTGATAAAATTCACCAGGATCTACAATAGAAATATTTGTAACCTTACCAAGAGTATCAATTTCAGCAGCACCTTGAGCACCTTGTCCACCACCACCTTCAAATATAAGTGTTGGAGGAGTTGCATAACTTCTACCAGTAGCAAGTAACGAAAGACCAGTAACTGTCTGTACAGTAGGAGTTCCTACAGCACCAGTACCTTCACCACCAAGAATCTTTGCTTGAGCAGGACCATAATAATTATCACCCTTTTGACTCATCGTAATATAAGCAATCTGACCAGGATTATCAGTACTTAAAACAACATCACCTTCTGCACCCTCTGGGAATACTGTAACAGGAGCAGGTAATGTATCTCCTTCAAATAAAGGAACTCCATAAAATCTAGGACCAACTGCATATGGGAAAGCAGGAGCACCACTACCATCTTCACACATATAATATGCATAAGTTCCATTAGGATACTCAGGAGTTACACCAAACTTACCGTTATAAGCATCAAGAGTACGATTAGAAACTGCTGTATCCCAAATATAATCTTGTACAAGATCACCCATAATATATCCATCTTGGACTGTTCTAACTCCATGTCCAGATGTTGTATAAGCAAACGTATATAATGCAGCAGGAGCATTTACAGGAACTGTAAATCTTATTTCTCTTGTAGTTGCACCATTAAATCCACTTAAATATGAAGTATAAGTTACTTCAGAACCGTCGATATAATATTTTGCACCTTGAGACCAAACTTTTGCAGTATCACCAATAACTACTGGATCAACACCGTGCCAACCATCTTCTATTGAACTAATTAAAAGTTGTTGACTAAGATTACTAGCATCATTTTGTTGGAAAACATATGTCTTACCTCTTTCCAAATTCAAGAATGATGGTGTAGATCCATCATATAAAAACTTACCATTAGATACAGTAACAACATAAGTGACAGTTGATGCAGTAACAGCAGGTGGTCTAGATCCATCAATCTCAACACCACTTTTTAATCTAAATCCAGATACTTCTCTAGCAACTGTACCATCTGCCTTATATCCATAAGGTCCGTAAATTGGATATCCATCATAGGACATACCCAATATCTTAGAATGTCCATCTACATGTCTTGAATAATCAATCGTATTTGGATCATTTGCATCTGATTGATAATATCCAGTAACATAATAATCATTTGTTGGAGCAGTATTATCAATTGTTGAATCGAAACTAATATATCCTTCATCTCCAGCATACCCAGACATATATCTGTGATGCTTACAATAATAGTAAATACGATTACTCTCATCCGCATTCATTATGAATAACGGTTGGAATTCATTTTCGTAATCTGTAGATGGTGCTTGACTTACACCTGTACTATTATAATAAAGAGTACCACCATTTAATAAACCATCAGCAGTTGTACTAAACTGCATAGGATGACCATTAGGATGAGTACCAGTAGCCTGATTAGTACTATGTGCTTGATTCCAAATAATTAAATAATTTCTCTGAACCTTAATGTCTTGTGGTGCAAAGTAATATTGACCTGAAACAAATGGACCAAACTCTGTAGCATCTGTACCAAAGTCAATATAAAAAATACCGTTAGTTAAAAGAACAGGTGTATCAGATACTTTAAAACTAAATCCTGTAGATCCTAAAAATAGATCATTTTCTGCAAAACTACCTGTTGTCTGTCTTAGATATACTCTTGTAACTATACCACTTCCATTTCTAACAACCTTAGTAACTTCCCCTTTACCAGTACCAGATATTTCATCTACAACTCTACCAACTTCAATTTGTCCCAATGTTTCATCAACACCAGTAACATTAAGCATTATATTATCAAATTCTACTTTAATATTCCAAGTAAACTGTCTTAACTTACCCCATTCAAATACACCGTTAGTATCGTCCCATTCACTTATTAGTCTACTTGATTGATAGTAATAAGTACCATTTTCTGTAACAGCATCTGCTGAGTTATTATTCTTAATATAAGGATATTTTACTGTATCAATAGCAAATCCTGGAGGTGGACTTCCATCTTGTCCCCATTCTGGAGTATGCAGCAAAACTCCGTTTGCCATAATACCCATAACCTTATCTGGTTGATCTTCTCTGGTACCAGGATTAGGAACGTCTTTACCGCCTCTGTATATAAATTGCTGATTAAAATTTCTATCATTTAGAGGTCCACCACTAGGAACTCTTTCAGTATCAATAATTGTTGGTTTGGGATCATTATCAGATACTATTCTTAATCTATCAGTTACACCATCAAATGTTGCTGTAGTAGGACTATTTGGGTGTGTCTGCCAAATTCTTTTAATGTCAAATGAATTGACTACATTAGGAGTTTCTTGTTCTGGAATTATTTGAAGTCTTAAAGGATCATATCCTTTACCTCTATTCAGAACCCTAACATGTATAATCTTTCCCGAATCTTCATCAATAATAGGATAAAGGAGTGCATCTTCATCAGGAGTACCACATCCAGTTATTGTTAGACGTGGAGGATCAGCAGGGTCGTATCCTGTACCCCCGTTTGTAACTTTAACTGCCCTTACACCAAATATTTCATCGAAAATTGGTTCAATAATGGCTCCAGATCCAGGTACTGTCCTTGTCATCTATATCAACTTACAACGTTAATTGTTCCTTGCATCGCAGCATGGAGTGTACATTGATAATAAAGAGTGGTCGGAGCATCCATAGGGACAGTCCAATAAAGAACAGTAGTTCCACTACCACTTTGTCCAGTTGTGTAAGGAGTACCACTTAAACCTTGAGTACTTTGAATTCTGAAAGGATGAGCACCACCTTGAACACTATTGTCAAAAGCATACGTAAACCCTCTATGTACATAGATGGTTGGGTCATTTGTTGCTGCAGAAAAGCCTGGTCCATTAAATGTGAAATCAGACGATCCATTAGCATTTATTTCCCACCAAGTAATCGGACTACGTACTATAGTCCAACTAGTTCCATTATAAAACAGCGAATCACCTTGAGTAATACCAGTAACATCTGTATCTGTTAAAGCAGCAAATGTTGTAGTTATTGTTCCATCAAAATTAACTGTTAATGTATCACCAGAAACAGCAGTACTGATATTTGTACCACCTGCAATAGTTAATGTATCTGATTGACTATTAGCAGTTGTAGATCCTGCATCAGAAGAAACTGTAGCAAATAAGTTAATAGAGGATATACCAGAATCATCAGCAGCAGGAACCCACTTACTAGAAGCAGAACTCCATTTTAAAACTTGATTATTTGTAGGTGCAGCAGTTGTTGTATCAACGTCTGCTAAAAGATCAATACTTGAATATTGTGTTGCTATTTTTGCCTGTACATCTCCAGCACCACCAGCAGTAATATTGATATTTACATATGGATTATCATCACCATCAACTGTGAAAAAATATCCTGTATATGTTGCTGCAGTAGGTGCGGATCCTAATGCGGAATATTCGTTTTTATATTTAACTTTAGTCGGCATATCAATGGTATTATCAGTACCATTAAATGTGCTAGTTGTAGTTCCATTAGAAATAGTTACATTACCTGTTCCATTCGGTGCAATAACTATATTTCCATTAGAACTTGAAATGATAGAATTTCCATTAACATCCAATCCAGCCGTCAAATTAGTATAGTCTGACGGTAAGAAAGTTGATCCATTATAACGTAGTACTTGACCAACAGCAGGGTTAGTAACACTAACAGTCAAACTAGAACCGTTTCCGATTGCAGTATAGAGTTCATTAAAATTGTCATTAATTTTATCGCCACCACCTCGCAGGGTATCCCCTGTGTTGTCGTTAGCCGTTGAACCTAAATTTAGAGCTTGCTTAGCCATTAGTTGCTACGATTTTTAGTTATTTATGGTGTTATTATTATAAGACTTCAGGATCTACTAACTCTTCACCATACAGGCTTAAGTCAGGAGCAGTCCAATCATCTGGAACTACAGTCTCAACTGCTATTTCTGGATTCTTATATCCTGAACCAGGATTACTTAATTCAACTCCAGCAACACCGACTAGAGCACGAATTTGACCTTCAAAACCAGATATAGAGTCAATTCTTACAGTTGGTCTAGAAGTATATCCAGAACCACCAGAAGTAATTTGTACGTCCTTAAGGAACCCAGAAGTGATCACTGCTTGTGCCTTAGCATCTTGTCCAAATACAGATCCAAGATAGTCAAAGGTGATTAGTGAGTTTGAAGACTCAATAACAGCAACCTCTCTGTCGGAAGTCTCACCTTGTATGGCGATAAAGTCACCTGGTTCAACTGGAGGTACAACCTCAGCAGCATCAACGTCTGCTTCAGAACCAACGTACGAGAAGGCAACGAATGTGGATCCCACACGAGGAATTTCAGAGAAGATAATTCTAGAACCAACAATCTCAAATCCTACGCCTGGTTCCTGAATAACACCATTTAGAGAAACGATGATATTATTTTCTGGACGTATAGTAGAAGATTGAACACCATCCGTTAAGGTTAGTGAGTAGAATACTTCGTTACGCTTAAGGTTGAAGGACTGACGTAAGGAGTCGAACTCGAATGAAATATCATCCAATTGTCTCAACTTACCTACGTAGAACCCTGTAAATGATGCCCCTAAATCTGGTGCTTCTGTAAACTGTATAGTATCTGAGAACGCTGTATATGCGTTAGAAGCACCTGGAGGTTGTAATATACCATTAACAAATACCATTAGATGTCCTTCTGGATCTGGTAGGTACTGTGTACCATTTTGTTGTGTTAACTTAAATGATGTTGTAGTACCATCAAATCCTTTAAAGGAACGCTTAACACGTGCTTTAAGATCTACTTGAGCAGAGATAACTGACTTATAACCATCAGGTCCAATAACTCCATCCTTAATATCAAATGATCCTGCAACACCACTTAGATATAATCTCTTATTAACACCTATCGTACGTATATCTTGTACACGTGCAGCTGCTGCTCCAGCAGTTGTAACCTTAGTTGCGATAGTTGCATAACCAACTGGGAATGATGTGTTTCCATAATCACCAACTGTATCACCGTTGGTAAGAGTTCCTTGATATTCAACTACGTATACGTAGTTATTAGCAATATCAACCTCAGAAATAATTGCATAAGTGTTTAGATCCTGTACACCACCAGTAATCTTATAAAGTCTATTACCTACGGTAAAGGAATTAAGACCACTAATGATAGTTAAACCAAGTCTAATATTACCAACAGAAGCAATTTGATCACCAACAGAAACATCAAGACCAGCATACTTAATAACATCAAGATACTTCCTAGATTCTGAAGGATAAACAACTGCAGTTGTCTCAAATGTACCTAGAAGAGTTTCAGTATCAACTGTTAAAGTACCAC